TTTATCTTGGTATGGAATACATTAGTCTCAAAATCATATGTTTCTGTAATATCTTGAACTCTACAGGACTTAATGTTTATTCCTTCTACATCTCCTTTTTTGAACTCTAAAGCAGTTCTCACTTCTTTAGTAATATCTAAGCAATTTTTATAAGTAGTAGCAAAGGATAAAACTTCTACTATATTCTCTTCTTGTACTAAACCACTTTTGTCATATTCAGGAGTAATGCTTAATACCCTGTAAACTACTGCTGGTAAAGTATCTTCTTCTTCAATACAGTAAGGATAAATCTTATCCGAAACCAATGCTTTTAAAGGAAGAGAAGCTTTAAGCACACTATTAATTAAAATTCCTATCATATTCTACCGCTGTTAATTGCTTTATTCAGTGCAGCTATTACACCTGTTTCTAAATCCTTTCCTGCTTGTCCTTGTCTTGCACTTGCAGCACTATTAAAAAATAAGCTTGGTTTGATTTTACCAGTTGAAACTTTACCTCCTGCTACCTTCCTGAATCTTTCTTTAGTTCCAGTATCTAAGAATCTAGCATAATAGCCTTTAAATGGTGCTTTAATTCTTGCACCAACTGCAACACCTATTCTTTTTCTATACATCTGTAAACCAAGAGATTTAAAACCTTCTCCAGTATGAGTTTGGAACTCATTTTTGAAGTTACTTTTTGCTTCCTGTAATACTGGATTAATAGCTTTTCTAATAGCAGAACGAAGAATATTTTTTTGCTTATTAATATTTAGACTGTCAAATAGTGCTTCTGCTTGTGCAGTATTAACTACTATTTGTGCCATGTTATTTAGATTTAGAAGTAATCAATTGAGTGATTACTTTTTTTATTGGTTCTATGTATCTTATATTGTAATATTTACCTAAGTACTCTATAACCATAGTTTCATCTATAGAATCATCAAATCTTATATTGAATTGTACTGTCTGAATTGGTGTAAGCTGTTCATTTACTTCAATTTCTTTACCACCTTTATTTTTTCTCTCAGCTCTTACAGTTTTGAATAAGACTTTTGATTTTACTTTTTCTCCTAATTCGTTAGTTACTTGTGAGTAGGTGTAAATATTAATAACCTCACGTAAATTACCAGCTCTCATTATTTAATAGTATATTTCTTGTAGCTACTCATTAAGTATTTATAAGAAAATGGAACTTCTGAGACACTCACACCAATTATAACAGCTTCTCTATTTTCGTAGAAAGTACTTACTAGTATTTTTGCTGCATGTTTAAGCATGGGAGGAACTGAACCCTCTGAGATTTCAATGCTATTTATAGTGTGTTGGGTATCCCTCTCTATTACATTCTCAGCTACTAAAATTAAATCAGTTATAAGAGTGTCATCTTCAAGAAAACTTTCTTGAATATTGAGGTGTTGTTTTGCTTCTGTTAAAGTAATTATCATGTTTTTATATAAAGTCATTAGGAGAGATAACTCCCTCCTAATGAGCTAAATGTAAATTAAGTTAACCAGATTACTTTAAAGAACCTGTTTTGAAGGACTCTGTACGTCTAATTTTAGCATCAAAGTAAGCATTAACTACAATTCTTACTTTACCATACTGAGCTACTGTAAAAGGGTCTACGATTAAATCAATAGCTCCCCATTGTGCAATTACTAAATCTTCAAAGTTTCCAAAGATTATACCATTTTCGTCTACTCCAACTTGTAAAGCATTTGCAATGTTGTTAGTAACAAGTACTGGATAACCGTTCAATTCTCCACCGTCTAAAAGATAAACAGGTTGTCCTGCTACTTTTGGTACAGTTTTAAGAATACCACGACCAGCAGCATTAGTAATGTATTTGCAGTTACCTACAATAGCATTAGCTGTATCTACAGCTGTTTCAAGAGCTACCATATTTGCATAAGTTGCAGCACCTTTAATAGAAGGAGCAGTTGCAAACAATCCAGCAGGTTGGTTAGCATCACCAACAGCTTTACCTAAAATAGTAGCTTCTAATTTAAGAGCTACAGCATCTACAATGTTTTTCATTAACATAGCTTCAGCAGAAACTGAATCTTGGTTAAGAAATTGTTTTGAAATATCAATGAAAGCTGTGATTCTTTTAGGAGAAAGATTCACTTCAGCAAATGCTCCAGCTCCATCAGCTGCAATTGCTACTTCACCTTTCCAAAGTGCAGACGTTCCACCATAAGTAGGAATAGATACGTCTCCAATAAGACCAGTTAAAAATGTTGCTCCAGCTTGTACTAGTACTAGAGAAGCTTTAAGAGGTTCTAGAATACCAAATTTCTGTTCTGAAACTGCTTCTTGTCCTAAAGTTGCTCCTTGTGCAACAATGTCTGCACGATATTCTAGAGGTAAGCAAATATCTCCAGAAGCAGTTACTCCTGATTTTCTCATTTCTGCTTTACCAGCTTCAATAACTCTTAAAGTGTCTGCTGATAAGTTTTTGCCATTGGCACGAGCTTCAATAGCTCTTAATAAACTAAAATTTTCCATGTTTGTTTTTTGATTTGTTATTACTTGTGTAATTTCTTTAATGTCCTGTAGTCCTCTAGATTCCTCTAGTTTTATTTCATTACTCAGCAGACTCATCTGAGTAGTAATTTCGTTAAAATCTGAACTCTCATTTTCTGTAAGTTTCCTCTTCTCAACCTTTGCTGTATTTATAATTTCCTCAGCTTTGGTAGACAGTAAACCACGTTCATCTTTTAGTCCTAAAATGCTCTTCATTCTATTTCGTTTAAAAGGGTTTTATAATATATCTCAAGTTCTTCTTCCTCAGCTAGTTCAATTCCTCTTGTAGATACAGTTGCTTCTTGGTAAGCTTGTCTAACTACTACAGAAATATCATAAAGCTTTCCTATCTTGCTTATGGTTCTAATGTAAGAGCTATCAGCCTGTCTTACCCATTTCTCACCGCCTTGCTCCACTATAAAAACGAAGCTACAGCCATCTAAATCACCTCTTCTTATTCCTTCTAAAACTGAATCGCCAAGAGGCGTATTAGGTGCAATAAATTCAAAGTAAAGTCCTTTGGTATCTACAGTTAGTTGAAGTGTTCCTACTCCATTTCTGGAGCGTGCAAGTATGCCCAAGTCCTCTTCGTGGTTAAACACTGCTACTACATCATTCTTTTCTATTAATCCATCAAAAGCACTAGGAAGAAGAATCTCTTTAAAAGGAACTCCTTTAGCAAACATCTGATTAGATAATACATTGAATATAGCAGCATAGCCTTTAACAGTTCTATCTTCTACTTGTATTTCAGTAGATTGTCTTGTTTCACTATTTTTTATACTCATGCTTTTGTATTGTTATCTTGTTTGTTAGTTGGTTGGAAGTCAAAGTTTAGCGGTAACATTGAACTCTGAATAAATGGTATATCTGCTCTAGCTTCCTCAATTTTAGGAGTACCTACTTTAGCTCTTACCTCATTAATAGTGAATCCTCCAACATTAAATAGTTTGCTTATGTAGTCTGCTTGTGTTAACATATCAGCTCTAAGCAGTTGCATTACATCAAATCTTGCTTCTAGAAACTTTCTCTCACTTGGTCTAAAGAGTTTTCTGTTAAATTCACACTCAACTTTTTCAATTAGAGGTGTAAGAGTATCAGTTAAAAAGCTTAATTGTGATTGTTCAATATTTGAATAAGTGCTTGCAGCAGTATCAAATAATTTTACTGGAGAGATTCCAAAAAAACGTGCAATTTCAAGTACAGAGAATTGTCTACTCTCTAACATTTGTGCATCAGCTGGAGAGATTGAAACAGGTTGAAACTGCATACTTCCTTCCATTACTACAATACCATTTGGATTACCAGATTCTCCTGAAAGAGACTGTTTCCAAGCTGTTTGTATTTCTGCTGCTTGTCCTTCATTTAAACCACTGTTGACTGTTAAAACTCCTGAGAGATTAGCACCACCAGCAAAGAATCCTTTAGCTTGTAAATCTGCTGCTCTAGCAGTTGAAGTTGAAATAGCAGCGTGTGTTAAGGTTGAGACTCCTTTTAAACCATCATAGGAGAAGTTTAAAATGTGAATCATATCTTCACTTTGAATGAAACCTTTAACAGATTTATGGGAGTAGTAAACTTGTGTTTGGTCATCTGTGACATACATAAGCACCTCTAAAGGGTTTAATAATCTTAACTCAGTAGGATTACCTACTTCATCTCTTATTATTCTTGCGTAGCCATTACCGTTTAAAAGTACATTAGTAATAAGTGTCTTAATAAAAGTAAATCTTGATTGGATTCTATTGGGTTCTAAATTTAGAAGCTCATATGAGCTATGTGAATAATCAATTTCTTTGCTTCCATTAGGTAGCTTCCTTAATGGTTCAAATGGTAGTGCAGCAATACTATCTGTAATACATTCAACAGCTCTATAAACTGCTGAAAGTTGCATAGATTGAGTTGTTGTGTACTCTGTTCCAGCAGTACCAAAAGACAAACCCATACTATTATTATAAAAGCTTCTTTTCTCAGCTTCTGGTTTAACTTGTCTCTTCTCAGAGAATAAGTTAGGTAGTGTTATTTTCATTTAAAAGTAAATTTTAGTTGGAGGTTTAGCAGATTCATCTATGAGAATTGCTACAGATTGTAGTAAAGAAATTACTCCATCTATTTTATTTGCACTTCTCTCTTTGTCTGGTTTTACGTTTCCGTTATGGTCTGTTTTAATAGCAACATTTTCAAAATTCCACTGTAATATTGGATTATTGTCTAATGTTATTTTATTGGTTAGTAGGAGTCTCTCCATCTCTCTAGTAATTCCGTTAAAGTTTCCTAGAGCCTGAGAGAATATTTCTAAGGGTAATCTTAATCTGGTAGCCTCTATAGCCCACTGTGTACTGTTGAACCTGTCATAGGCTATTTTCTTAATCTTACACTTCTTAGATACTTCTAAAATATCATCAGTAATGTAGTTGTAGTCTGTAACATTCCTAGGAGTGAGTTTAAGATAACCTTCTCTGTACCATTGTTTGTAGAGTTCCCTGTTCCTTCCTTTTTGCAAAGATTCAGCAGGTAAATAGAACATTGGTATTGAATAAAGCTGGTCATTCTTTTTAAAAGAATACACTACAGCAGTTAAATCTTCTGTTGCTGCTAAGTCAACTCCTACATAACATGGTTCATTCTTGAAATCATCAAAACTGAGCTTCTTTGAGTTGTCAGTAATGTAATTAGAAGCAATCCAGATAGAAGAAGCATCACACCAAATATTAAAGAGTTTAGTTTTAACTTCCACTTCATCAGAGGGAGTATTTTTAACACCATTAATAGCAGCTAACATGTATTCTTTTGCAATAGTTACTCCAAGATTAGGCTGGCACTTAATAAAGTTTTCTTCATCCTGCCAATCATCTTCTTCATCCAACTCAAAAATCATAGGGAATAAAACATCATCTGTTTTATTCCCTTTAAGAATATCTACACATGTGTTTCTGAGTATGTAACAGGGTGCTAGTTTGTGGAAACCAGCAGTAGTTATGATTATCTCAATAGGTGAGATTCTCATTCCTGTACCACTTTTAAGAACGTTTCTTACTAGTGCATTAGGGTGAGCATGGTATTCATCTATTAAAATTGCACTAGGGTTATACCCATCTAATTTAGTAGCATCAGAAGCAAGTACTTTTAATTTATTAGGTAGTTTATTGAAGGTTATTCCATCTCTTAAACACCTGTAAAGCTTTTCCTTTGGGTCTAATTGTTGTGCTAATATTCTTACAGCATCATATGCTATTTTAGCTTGCTCCTTTGAGGAAGCTGCTAAAAATACGTTTGCGTTTGGTTCTCCATCTGCTATTAAATGATACAAACAAAGAGCTGCTGAAAGCTGAGTTTTACCTCCTTTTCTTGCAAGCTGTAAATATGCAGTGTTAAATCTTCTCCTTCCATCTAACCAATAAAATCCATAAATATTTTCAATAAATAGATTTTGCCAAGGTAACAGGGTAAAAGGTTTTTTATTAAACTTTCCTGTATAATGGTGAAACAGTCCTATAAATCTTTTAACATAGTCTGCTTTCTCATAATCAAAAACTAAATCAGTTCTCTCTAAATCATTTAAGAATCTTTGACAAGCTAATTTTATTAATTTACCTGCTACAATATCTCCTTTTAAAACAGCTTTGGCATATTTAATACCTTCTGTTTCCATTACCTTACCTCCTTAGTTCCTAGGAAAGCTGCTAAAGGGTCAAACTCTTCTTTTACTGTTATAGTGTCTTTTACTCTCTTCCTGCTTGCAGGACTTAATCCAAACTCCTGTAATAGCTTCACTATTTCAATGTGAGCTAGTTGGCTCTGCTTTACTTCTGGTCTATCTCTAAAAACTGCTTCACCGTTACTATTGGTAACTGTATAAGTGCTTCCTTCTGATAAAAGAACTGTAGTAGCTTCAATGTACTTATGTACTGAAACTTGCAACATATCTAAAGCAAGAGAATCTAATGAATCTAGTAAACCTCTTTCTTCAAGTAATTTTTTCAGTTCTTTGATAAAAAGTTTAGAAGCTTCATTAGTTTTAAATTTCATGTTTTACTCCTTTGGTGCTTCGTAAACTGGTTCTGATTTCTGTACTAGGTTAATCAGTTCTACTACTTCTGCATAAGGTTTAGTAGAAAGATATTGTAGTAATTTGTTAGCTACTTCAACCGTAACAGTTAAAGCTATTAGTTTCTTTTCCATTGTGTTATATTAATTAATTTGTAATATTGCTTTTAATTCTTCCTCAATTGCTGAGATTAAAGCAGTGTAATCTTCCACGGTTTTAGTACTGTTAATATTGATATTCTTTTGTCCTGAGACATTTATAGACATATTGAGATTGTTGAAAGTTCCCATTGGAGGAAGTCCAGCTGATACTCCTGTATTACAGGTAGCATTAACATTAGTAGGATTTTCTCCTAATATGTTCTCATATGTGATTGTAACATTTTCTCCTAATATTAAACCTGTAATATTGGTGTTAACTTTTTGTGTTTGAATTTGATTTTCCATTGTAATTTTTTATTTCTACCTTTTTAGTAATTTGCTTCTTAAAGAAATATCTGGTTTGTAATTTGTGTGTGTTTGCTTGTGGCACTTCGTACATAAACTAATAGTGTTCTCATAAGAGAATGCTAAAATGTTTACTTCAAAAGGATTTAAACCCTCTGAGAATGGTATGATATGATGTATTTCAGTAGTAGGTTCGGTTAAACCTTTTGACAGGCAAACCTCACACAAAGGATTCTTCATTCTCCTTACATCTCTTATTTTTATCCATTTTTTGTCTTGGTAAATCTTCTGATATTCCTTTTTCCTTGAAGTAGGAACTCTTCTATCTACTTTTTTAGGTAGGTTTATAAATGCCATTTTATTTTATTAGGTGGAGCGTTAGAGATTTGAACTCTAGTTGATTCCTTGCAAAGGAATTATAATAGCCACTATATGAATGCCCCATAAAAAAAGGTAGTATTGCTACTACCTTTAAAACTTAAAACTATGATTAACTAAAAAACTTAATATTGTTAGAGTTCCCTCTATAAAAAATAAATCCCTTATCTAACATAAAATATAACCTACTCTATGTAATATTTAATCTTTTTCTTAATTATTTTAGCTTGCTTAAATATCATTGGTTGAGTTACTCCAGTCTGTTCTGCTATTGCTTCTTGTGTGTTTCCTTCTATTAAAAGATTAAATATAATAAACTGATTTGGAGAGAGTGAGTCAATAAAGTCTACATTGTTTGCTAGAGAATCTAGTTCTTCAAATCCTTCTTCTTTAAAAGCAACTTCTCTAAAAATGTTATGGTTATCCTGAGTAAGTCTACTATCTCTTTCAGCATTTAATCTATCACCTTTTAAAGCGTGTTTAATGTATCTCTTTGTAGTTTCATAATCTACATACTTAAAAGAGTCTGCATTCTTTAAAATGCTTAATAAACCCTCCTGTAGTACATCTTCTCTACTAAGAGAGCGTGTGTTAATCTTCCACTTATCTAGTACAAGCATCTTGTAAAACTCTCTGTAATTCTCAGTAATAACTCTCTCCAATTCCTTCAAATCTGGAGAGCTGGAAGAAGTAAATTCTTTGTATTCCTTTGATTTTTCTTTAAACCTAAATGAGACAGGTTCACCAAAAACTTTATCTTCTAATATATTATCTAGTTGTCCATCTGTTAAATGGAAAAGAAGCTTTGTAGCCTCTTCTCCAATTGAACTAATGTAATAAGT